CGGGCATCCCTTTCGACATTCCAGCCTTCTGGGCTGTGTCATTTACGGGCCTGCCGCTGACCAACGTTCTGGTCGCGGCCAACGAGGGCGCGCAGGTGGATATCAGGCTTGAGATACAGCGCGCGAGCGGGACGAACGAGATAACGGCGCCGGGCTTGTCCGGCAGTATGTCAGTGACGTGGACGGCATAAAATGTGGGATCAGGTCGTAAAATTCGCCACGGATAACGCAGGCGCGCTGATTGGTGCGGGCGCGTCACTGGCGGGCGGATATCTGAGCGGACAGGGCGGCCAAGCGGCTGCGGGTGCGCAGCAGGACGCGGCGAACCAGACGACCGCGCTACAGCGCCAGATTTACATGGACCAGCGCGGGCTTGCCTCGCCGGGTTACATGACGGGCGGCGCGGCCTCCAACAAGCTCGCGGCGCTGTTCGGCATCGCGCCGCAGGACTATCAGGCGGCCTACGGCGGCGGCGGCGGGATGGGCGGCGGTCAATCATCGGGGATGCTGCCCAACCTCGGCGCGGGCCAGCCGGTTCAGGGTCACACAGGCGGCGGTGGGTCAAACGGCCTTGCAGGGCTTGCCGGCGGCGTGGCTGGCTCATTCTTCGGAGGCCCGGTCGGCGGCGCTGTCGGCGGCGCCCTTGGCGGGCTCGTGCGCAACGGCGGCGACAACTGGCAGACGGTCGCCACGCAAGCGCCGGGCGGGTTCAATTATGCCGCCTATATGCAGCAGCCTGACCTTCAGGCCGAGTGGGCAAAACCCGACATCAAGGCGCTGTTCGGCGGCAACCAGGACGCCTACGCAAACTGGCACTTCAACCAGTTCGGCAAGAACGAGGGCCGCACGCTCGCGTCGATGACCGACACGAAAGGCACGATGCCCACGGGCGGCGCGCAGCAGATGCAGGGCGGCGCGTCCAACCCGCTCGCAGAGTTCTACGCCTCGCCCTATGCCAAATTGGCGACGACGATCAACGATCAGCAATTCGACCAGATCAAGGGCAACCTCGGCGCGGCCGGCAAGTCGATCAGCGGGGCTGCGGAAGGCCGCTATGCGAAGACGCTGGCCGGGAACACTTACGGCGCCTTTGGCGACTACACGAACCAGTTGGCGAACCTCGCAGGCATGGGCCAGACCAACTCACAGCTCGCATCAACTGCGGCCGGCAACTACGGCGCGAATGCTGGGAACGCGATGATGCAGGGCGGCAATGCTCGAGCGAATGCGCTGACCTCCGCATATCAGGGCTACGGTCAGGGCCTCTCGGCGGCGGCTGGATCGCTGGGTGACTTCTTCAAGAAACCGGGGACGCCGACCTACGGCCAGCCCGGCTATGTCGATCCGTCGCGCTCTGCTTATCCGGGGACCTTCTGATGGTTGCTTACACCGCAAGGAAGAACCCGCTGGCGATGCCGACGGGTGCACCCGCTCCTGCGTCCGCTTTTGACGTCTCGGCTGATGCCTACCAGCCCGGCGCAATGTCGGCTGCGCCAATGACCGCATCGCCAATGGCGCCGTCCGCAGGCAGTCCCTTCTCACCGCCGCAAGGGCCGCCACGCAATGCGCTTCTGGCGTCTGCGCTCGATGGCTTCCAGCGCGGCTTCGATCCCGCAGGCTTCGAAAAGCGCGAGGCGACAAACAAGGCCGCCGAAGGCGACAAGCTGAAACAGACGCTTGCGCTGATGCAGCAGCAACGCGCGCTCCCCGAAGCGCAGCGCGGCCAGTGGTGGCAGCAGAACGCGCCGACCATCAGCAAGATCATCGGGCAGGACGTTTCGCAGATGCCGCTGGACGTAACGAAGTTCAGTGACGACGCGCTTGACGGGCAGATCGCGGCGCTGAACGCGCAGATGGGGATTTCGCCGGAAGTGCCTGAGCCCATGAGCGCATACGAACAAGCACAGATCCGGCTGAGAGAGCAGGAGCTTGCGAAAACCGGTGATGACAAGCTGACGACCGAAGTCGGCGGAAACGGCAATTACTGGTCATTCAATACCGCCACTGGACAGATGGAAGACACGGGCGTCAAAGCGCCTACGGCAAAGATAAACGGCGAGGGCGGCGCGCAAGGCGTGCAGTCGGTTCACATCGACCAGACGTCGGGCCGCGCCACGGCTGTCATGCGTGACGGATCAGTCAAAGACCTCGGCTTTCAGCCCGTGCAGACGCAGATTGTCGATGTCGGCGGTGTGCCCACGCTCGCCAGCAGAATACCCGGTGCGCAAACCCAGCAGATTGCGCCGCTCGCTGACGTTGCGGGTAACGCCGCAACCGTGGAGAGTGCGAGACTGCAAGGCAGGTCGCAAGGTCAGGCCGCGTTTGACCTTCCCGGAATTGAGCTGCGTTCCACCACGGCAATTAACTCAATTGACGACCTCAAGAGCCGGAATATCGGCCAGCGCTTCGGGATGCAGGGCAAGCTGTACGCCATCCCCGGAACGGAAGGCGCGGACATTCAGTCTCTGGTCAATCAGGTTACAAGCCAAGCCTTCCTCAACGCGTTCGATCAGCTTCGCGGCGCTGGCGCCATTACCGAGGTGGAGGGCGCTGCGGCGACGGCGGCAATCACGCGTCTCAAAAATCAGGACATCTCTGTTGGTGAGGCGCTGAAAGCTGCAAACGAGCTTCAGGGCTACTATCGCAAGGGTATCCAAGTCGCGCGAGAGAAGGCGACTAAAGCTCCCGTGCTACCAAACCGGCCAGCGCCGCCTGCGCCTGAGAGACGGACGCGCGTCGGTGTTCCGCCCCTGCTTGCCAAGCCGACACCAGCAGCGGGAGCCCTGAGCCCCGAAGAACAAGCCGAACTCGAAGCCCTGCGGGCAGAGCTGGGAATGCAATAGATGCCCCCGCAAGAGCCACAAATGCAGACGGCGCCAGACCCCCGCGCCGAACTCGAACGGCTGCGCAAGATGAAGCGGCTGCGCGAGCTTGAGGCGAAAGCGGCCGCACCGTCCCTCCGCTCCGAGACTGACGCCATCATCGAGGAAGCGGCTGCGGCCATTCCTGGCGGCTTCGCGGCGTTCGATGCCAAGCCTGCCGATCCGAAGCGCATGGCGGCGATGGGCTATGTGCAAGACCCGCTCGCCAAGTCTGGCTATGCCCGCCCGCAGGCCCAGCAGCCGCGCATGGCTGACACGGGAAACACGAACAGCCTTCTCGCGGACGTTGCGCGCGGCCTAGAGGCTCCCATTGCAGGCTTGACGGGTGGCGGGCTTGAAGGCTGGGCGCGCACGACGCAGGCCGACCCGCTTCTCGGCGCAACGCAGGCTGTGGACTTCATCAGCCCCGTGGACGACCTCGGACGCGCTTATCAAGGCGTCAAGCAGGCGGGCGCGGGCCTCATCGAAGGCGACATGGGCAAGGCAGCCCAAGGCGCGCAGCAAGCGTCCATAGATGGCAGCTTCGCAGCCCTTCAGATGCTTCCCGGCTCGATGGCGGCGCGCGGCCTCAACGTGCCGAAAAACACGCTTGCGCTCAACGTGGCCGACCTCGAACGCGCAGCCGTGCAGGCCACGAGAGCCCCGCCTGTAGGCAAGCCCGCACCGCAAGCCGCAGCCCCCCAACCGCAGCCAGCGCCCTTCAGCGCCCCCGCAGAGCCCAAATCGAGCGGGTTCCTGCGGAACAATGCGGACCGGATCGTTGGCGGTGGCGTGGGTGCGTTTGCGGGCGGTGCGGGTGACGCACTCGCAGCCTCTGGCGGTGACGGCAATGGCGGCCCTGATATCATCAACCCGGTGACGGGAGCCTTTGCGGGCATGATCGCGCCAAGGGTAGCGGCGCGTGGATACCGAGCCGCAGGCAGCGCGATCCGTGGCGGTGGGTTTAACGAAGCGGTTGCCGTGCGCGCGGCGCGCAATGCTCTGGCCCCTGCCGGCCGTTCGGCTGATGAAATTCGCGCTGTTGATATGGCGCAGTTTGGCGACAAGCCGTCCGTGCTGGCCGACCTCACGCAGAACGCGCAGAACTTCAGCGTTGGCCTGTCGCGCCAGCCGGGAAGGGCGGCGGAACTCGCAAGCGAGCAGTCAGGCGACCTTGCACGCACGCGCACGGGACGGCTGTTCACTGACGTTCAGGCGACAACGAAGATCGACCCGGCGACGGTCACGGGCGATATTGACGCGGCCATCAAGCAGGCATCCGAAGAAATCAGCCCGGCTTACGAAAAGCTGTTTGCGGATAATGCAGGTGTCAACTCTGAACGCCTGATGCAGTTGGCGGATGACCCGGTTGTTGGCCCGTACGTGCGCCGCGCAATCCAGGCGTCCGAAAGCCTTCAGACAACCGCAGGCCAAGCCCCCAGCAACGCGCGCATATGGGATCTGGTCAAGCGCGGGCTGGATCGCACCATCGAGAGCCAGAAGCGTTCGGGCGGGCAAGCGGCGTATGAACTTGAGAAGGCGCGCGGCGCGATCAAGGACGAGCTTGATGCGCTCATGCCAGAGTACAAACCCTTGCGGGACGCAGCCGACGCGCCCCGTATGCGCGAAGCCCGTAAGCAAGGGGCACAAGTCGCAGGCGGCGGGCTGTCGGTTGAGAAAGTCCGCGCCATTGCCTCCAAGTTCACCGGCAAGCCTCTGACGGCCTTGCAGATGGGCGCCGTTGAAAAGATCGTTCTCGACATCGAGAAAGCGCGCGGCCTTGATGGCCTCTCCAGCGAGCGTATGCGCGAAGTGTTCGGCGCGGTGTTTGATCGCGAAACGGCTGACAATCTCGTTGCACGGATCAGGGCCGACCAGACCATCTTGAAGAACGCACAGCGGCGTGACCCCGATTTCGGCTCCGCGACCTCGCAGGCCGGCATGGCAGACCGTGGCATGGGAGCGGTGGCCGCTGACGCATTCCGAGCCGTGCGCAACCCGCTGGAAGCTGGCCTTGCCATGCTGTCACGCTCTGGCGCCTACACGCAGGACCAGCGCAATCGCATTGCCGAAATGCTCTACGGCGGCGCGACTGACGAGAACCTGGCCCGCATCTACGGCAACCGCCCCCCACGCAATGCGCTCAACGTGGAGCCGCCCCCGACGCCGCAGGGACCGCCTGTGAACCGCCTTGGCATGTCTGGCTCGCCCGAGGCGATAGGCGCAGGCGGTGGAGCCATCGCAGGCGGCACGCTGAACCTCACAGACGCGAACGGTGATGGCGTCATCAACGACGCAGACCGGATGCTCAACGCGGCAGGCGGCGCGCTCACCGGAGGCATTGCAGGCCGTGGCGTGCGTGGCGGGATGAACGCGCTGGCGCCTAAGCCCAAAGCCGCGCCCGCGTTCGATCAGCGCTTCATGAAAGAAGCCCAGCGGCTCGTGAGCTACAACGGCGGCGTCGATAAAGCGCTCAAGGCGCAGCAGTACGTCATCGACCAACTGAAGAACAGCAAAGCCCCGAATGCGCAGGACCGCCTGAACCGCGCTGTTAGCATTCAGTACGCCATCAGGCGCATGGCTGAGCGGTCGAACCGTGAGCTTGACGAGATTGCAGCAACAGCGCCCCCGCAGAGCGCCACCCCCAAGCCCCCTCCAGTGAAGAACGGCTTCGGAGGGAAGTCCCTTCCTATGGATGAGCCCTCTCGAATGCAGAGAGCGAGAGAGTGGGGCAAGGACCATCAGGTCTTTGAAGGCGTTCATGCAACGTCTGCGGATTTCGACGCATTCGATCCAACGAAGATTGGCCGCAGCGATCCGGGCTGGATGGGGCGTGGTCACTATTTCGCGCCCGCCACCGAACGCTTCAAAGCATCAAACGCGCGTCCGAACTCGCCCGGTTACGCATACGGCCAGTATGGCGAAGAGCTTGGCGAACTCAAGGACGGCGCGCGAAACATTCCTGTTCTCATCCGCATGAAAAAGCCATTCACGGAAGAACTGGCGAACTCTCCAGAAGTTGCTGCGCAATTTGAGAAAGCCGGGTATAAAAATATCGCACGCGATCAGCAGACTGGTCGGCCACTTGAAGTCTATCCTCCCGGCGCTGGTCAGGATCGTGGGCGCGAGTTCATCGCGGAGGATGCTGAAGCCTTTACGAAGGCGGCTCAGTCGCTGGGCTACGATGGCGCAAAATGGCGCGGCGAGATTGTCGTCTTCCCCGGCAATGAAGCAAACATCCGCTCCAAGTTCGCGTCCTTCGACCCCTCCGAAACACAAAGCTCCAAGCTTCTAGCTGGTGTGAGAGGCCAGCCCGAAGCGATAGGCGCGGGCCTTGGAGCCGCAGCAGGCGGCACGCTGAACCTCACAGACGCGAACGGTGACGGCGTCATCAACGACGCGGACCGGATGCTCAACGCGGCAGGCGGCGCGCTCACCGGAGGCATTGCAGGCCGTGGCGTGCGTGGTGCTGTGAATGCGCTGGCGCCTAAGCCTGGGGCTCCCATCGTGAAGCCTCCCGAGAACTGGCCCCCGAAGCCGATGGCCGATGCGCCCGCGCCGGGCAAGATCAGGGCATACCACGGCAGCAAGCACGACTTTGACGAGTTCGCGCTGACTGACGACACGGTCGGCAGCGGAGAGGGTACGCAATCGCGCGGCTATGGCCTCTACTTTGCCGAACGTCCGAACCTTGCGAACTTCTATCGTTCCATCGGACAGAACAGCGGTTCGCCCGAGGATTTCGCCGGATCGCTACTCTACCACGAAGGCGGCGACGTCGAGAAGGTCCGCGCGTTCCTGAAGGGCGAGATAAAGAAGGCGGGCAGGACAGATCCGACACAATACAAGCGCGCCCTCGATGCGCTCAACAAGGGCCGCGCCACGGATATGTCTGCCAAGCAGGGCGCGTTCTATGAAGTGGACCTTGACGCGCAGGGTGATGACCTGTTCGACCTCGACGCCCCGCTGTCCGGTCAGACCGAGATCGTTCAAAGCCGCGTTGCCGATGCATGGCGCAACATGAAGGGTGACGCCCCGCTTGATCCGCAGGCCAGCGGCTATGACATCCTCATGGCGATGGGCAACGACAAGGCGGCAAGCGAAGCACTCAGCGCCAACGGCATCAAGGGCGCGCAGTTCCTCGACCGTGCGTCACGCGAGGCGAAGTCTGGAACGCGTAACTACGTGATGTTCGATCCGAAAAACGTCGCGGTTCGGAACAAGCAGAGCGCCAAACCCAACTAACCCCACCACCACCACAAACGACCCGGCCCCGCTTCGCAGCGGGGTTTTTTGCATTGGAGCCTGCCCTTGGCTTATGTCGCATTCCTCGCCCCGCTATTCGGAACAGACGGCGAGCCCGAAGCTGGCGGGCTGGTCAACACCTATGTCCGCAACACGACCACACGCACGCCCGTTTACACGGACGTTGCGGGCGCGACCCCCGCCACAAATCCGGTTGTGGCAAACTCGCTCGGGCAGGTTGTCTATTACTTCCGCGATGACGTGCAGTATTCCTGGCGCGCGACATCCTCGGACGGCGCAACCGTGCTGTGGGAAGCCGACGTCGTTTCCGGCGTGGTGTCCTACACCTACCTGAACGATGGCCTGATTGAGCAATTCGAGGAAAGCGCAACCGGCAACGGCACGACCACGGCCTACACCATCGAGGACGTCGTTCTGTCCTCGCCCTATCAGGTCATCGCGTCCATCGACGGCATTCTCCAGAACACCGGAGCCTACAGCGTCGCCAATGACGGGACGGACACAACCATTACGTTCACCAGCGCGCCGCCGAATGGCTCGGCCATCTACCTGCGTTCATTCGCAGCGCAGGGGCTAGCGGCTCCCTCTGCCGAATATACGTGGGTCAACAATGGCGACGTATCCAGCGCGGTCACGCAGGCATTCGCGGCCAACCTGCCCATGGTGCGGATGCTTGAGGGCGAATCCAGCATCTCGACCAAGATCACCATCGCCGACGGCTCCACCTCGCAATACTCGACCCTCAACGGCCTGACCATCGAGGGCCATCCTGCGCGGCCATTCCTGCGCCTCAACAGCGCGGGTTCGCCGCTGGAAGATATCGGCACGCGCCTGAAGTGGACTGGCTCAGGCGGCGGCACAATGATGGAAGTGCTGGGGCCGGCCTACGGCATCAACCTGCGCAACCTGGCCTTCAACGGCGACAATACCAACGATGCAGCAACCGGCCTGCGCATTCAATCGCTCAACCGTTCCGAACTCATCGGCCTGACCTTCGCTGGCTTTACCGGCGTGGCGTTCGATATCGACACGGTGGACAAGCAGACGATCTCTGGAACGACAGGGGAAGGCGACCAGACGACCGACAACTATGTCCGCGACCTTCAGATATCCATGCCTGACGGCGGCATTGGAATGCGTCTTGACGGCTTTCTCGGCTCTGCAACGTCGGGAGAGGAAAACGGCGGCGACCCGGTCCGCTGGCATTTCGGCAGCTCCTTCATTCAGGTCAGCCGTGTTGGCGGTATTGGCCTCGATATCGGCTTCGCAGACCAGAACACATTCCAGAACCTGTTCTTTTCGGCCTACGGCACGGCCAACGGCAACCAGCGGTCAATCCGCATCCGTGGCGTTCAGACCGTTCCGGGCGGCTTCAAGTTCCCCCAGAACATCCAAAGCACGATGACCGATCTGGGTCAGCAGCTCCCCGTGGAGGTGGACGACAGCGCAAGCGCACCTGGCGGCGGCCACTGCTTTGGCGACATGACCATGTTTGACGAGCAGGTGCCGTTGGGCTTCAAGGAACGCAAGTACATTCGCGGTCGGACCATCATGCCGGGCGACTTTCCCTATGGCGGATGGGTCAACCAGCAAGGCCCCGTGACGGGCCGGTTCTTCCACAACAAGTTGCTGAACCCGACCTTCGGGCGCCAAACGCGTGGCTCGTCTGGGACGATCACGAACGGCGGCTTCGGGCCTGACAACTGGCTGTTCAGCTTCGACGGCTCAATCACGGCGACGTGGAGCCTCGAAGCGGTCGATCCCTACTTCACGGACAGCGAAGGCGACCCGTTGTTCAAGCTGCGGATTGCGGTCACGGCGGCGAGCGGAAACACATATTTCTACATGGGCCAGCGTGTGCGTGATCGAGCCAACCGGGCGCGGCTCTACACGGGCTGCTACACGACCATGAGCGGCCTCTGGCGTCAGAACGCTGGTTCGGCTGTGTCGCTCGTGGCAACGCGCGTGGAGCAATACTTCGGCACGGGCGGTTCGCCCTCCACGACAGCGGCGGTCACGCAGACCTCTCCCCAGCGCGGTCAGAGCGCAACGCTGTCTTCAACGTGGAAGGGGCTTAACTATCTGGTTCAGCTTCCAAGCGTGACGGGCAAGACGTTCGGCAGCAACAGCAACGACTATCTCAACGTCTACTGGTCCCTGCCGATCAACACGACATACGAGATTGAGCTGCTCATCCCGCAATGGGAACTCGGCATGGGCTTCTCCGTGTTCGACATGCGCCCAACCTCATGGGACGATATCGAATGCTCGCGCACGCTGCGCAAGTTCGGGGTCGGTGTGAATGGCCTGTTTGCCGGGTCGCTCAACACATCATCCTTTGCTGTTGGCGCGAGCTTCGACATTCCGATGCTCGCGGACCCGACGCTTACAGCCATCAGCGCCAGCGCGGTTGTCTCTATTCCGGGAAACAACGTTTACACCGACAGCGGCACAACCGCAGTGAGCGGAACAACCCTCAAGGCGAACGGTGTCGAGATCAGCATTGTTCCGGGTGGCACATGGTCGGCAACGCCAACTGCGTTCCGGCCCGGCATCTTGCGGACAGACTTGTTTCTCTTGAGCGCGGAGTAAGCACATGAAACAGCGCGGCAGAACAGATCAGGGCGTGGTGTCCGAAGTGGCCCCGCAATGCCCGTACTCCGAAGCCTACAGCGTTCCCGCTGACGCCTTTGGCGATGGCGCAGGCTTCATGCTCAAGGCAGGCGGCGAGTGGAAGCACGCGCTCATTGGCACCGGGCCTTACCTCGATGCGCTCTGGTTCCGTGACCTGGGCCTCCTCACCATCTCAGAACAAGCGCCGGAGTAGGGCTGATGTCTGCATTGAAAACCCATGTCCGGTCTGTCGAAGATCCGATGGACGTCACGCTCAACGCGACGGGCGATGGCTCCACCAACGATGCCACAAAGCTGACGGCTGCGTTCACGGAAGCGGCTGGACGGGCTGTCAGTGTGCCGCTTGGCGGATACTCGCTGAGCGCGGGCATGACGCTCACAACGCCTATCGTGCTGCGGGGCGTGAACGCATCGCCGGGGCCGGGGCCGGCTGCGCAGTTTCATGCGTATGACAGCGAAATCTACGGCGCTTACAACAATGACTACGACATCGACGTGACCATTCAGTACGGCTCTGTGGTCGAGGACATCAAGTTCAACACGCAGGTTGCCAACCGTCCCATGACCTCGGGCGGCGCTATCGCCATGAAGGGGCCGACAGGCGTCAACCAGTCCGGCACGAAGATCCGCAACAACGCCTTCACGAACAAGTACAACAGCGCTTACTTCCTGCTGCCGGCCTATCCGCAGATGACCGGCAACTATCACGACAACGTCGTCAACGCGGCGGCTGTCTATGAGACGGAAAGCACCGACGAGGGCGCAGGCGGCTGGTTCTCGCAGGAGTACGTGTTCGGCACATCAGGAAGCCTGACCGGCGCGGGCGTCATATCCCGTGTTGGATACATCCATATCAACGACAACATGCTGATCGGCCAAGCCTATGGCGTGGACCTGAGCGTCAGGGATTACCCGGCTGGCAGCGTTCGCATCATCAACACGAACATGGAGAACCAGGGTATTGGCGCTGTGCGGGCTCGCACGGTCGATGGCGAAGATGCAAGTATGTTCCTGTGGCAAGGGAACGAGTTCTCCAACATCGACTATGCGGACAGCGATTACCTCGCAGACTACCTGATCGAGAGCTACGGCAGCGTATGGCTGGATACGGTCAGCATCACGAACAACGTTCACCGCAACCTGTGGACGAACGCGACAGCGAGCTATTACGACATCCGCTCGGGAACGAACGTCCTCATTGCCAACAACGTGGTGACGCACATCTCTGGCTCCAACGCTGGGGTCAAGGTGCTGAAGGTCGGCGCGCAGGTGGATAACGCCTACGTCACCGGCTTTGTGTTCGATCAGTCTGTTCACACAACGCCTTACGACCTGACGGCAGAGGTTACGCTGCTGGACATCAACAACCGCCTGACCGTGGCGCAGCTCCCCACGGCGCAGGACTTGTCAGTCGTCGGCATCATCGACACCAGCATCCGTTCGCTGGTCTGGCGTCAGAACTCGACATGGTCGCGGCTCAATGAGTACGCAATCGCAACGGTTGCGACGGATGTTGACTTCACGCTGACGCCTCTGAAATCCAACCAGAACATCCAGCACACCGGCACGCTCACAGCAGACCGCACCATCACGCTGAGCAGCACGGGCGTTGGCCTTGGCACAATGTTTCACATTACGCGCACGGGAGGCGGCGCGTTCAACCTGTCCGTGGGCGGGCTGAAGAACCTCGTGCAAAATACGTGGTGCATCGTGGCCTGGAACGGCTCGGCTTACGTGCTGCGGGCTTATGGCGCGCTATAATTCGTGGTAGGGTTTCGCCATGCATGATGGACAGCTAGTCGAGATCATTCACCCGCCCGGCGCGTTTGACCGTCTTGAAGTCGAAGCGCCGGCCAACCTCGGATGCGCAGCCTTCAACGGCGGATGCAAGGTCGGGGCGTTCACCTACTTCTCGTCAGGCTGTGAGATCCACTCAACGCGGATTGGTCGTTACTGCTCAATAGCCCGTGGCGTGATGATCGGGGCCAGCGCGCACCAGTGGGACTTCGCGACGACGCATCCGATTGCGGGCGATCCTTCGGGCGTCTCGTGCGGCCTTGGCAACTTCGCGTCCTATCGTGGCGTCAGCATGACCGAGATGCAGCGTCACCCTGACATGACCGGCAAGGGCGTGGTGATCCACAATGACGTGTGGATCGGCGCGGGAGCCATCATCAAGGCAGGCGTCACGATTGAGTGCGGCGCCGTGATCGGTGCAGGCGCAGTCGTGACGAAAGACGTGCAGGCATATGAGATTGTCGGCGGCGTACCAGCCAAGCACATCCGCTACCGTTTCGAAGGCCATATCCGCAAGCGCCTGCTGGAGACGGCATGGTGGGACTACGACCTCAGCTTCATGCCGCGCCGTGACTTCAGCGACGTGAACCGCTTCCTCGATGATCTGGAAGCAGCCATTGCCAAGGGGATGCCGAAGCTATCCCCGACCGTTGTTCAATACGGCAACTAGGAACACTCCATGATTGACACCGATAAGCCGCCCCCCTCACGGGAGGCGACGCAGCGCGTTGACGACACCCCGTCAAGCGAGGGCTTCCATCCCGTCAAATGGGCGCTGGCAGAGCTGACGAACCAGCCTGTCGGCACGTCGATCCTGCTGGAAGGCAAGGATGCCAAGCGCTTCCGCCACTATGCCCATCTCGGCAAGTTCGACCGCGCATGGGAAGGCGACAACCTCCGCGTCTGGAACATCGCCAATGCTGCGCCTGTCTCGCCTGCGCCAGTGGAACAGCCTGCACCGGTTGAGCCTCCCGCGCCATCGGTAGACCTTGCAGCAGAGAACGAAGCCCTGCGGCGGCGCATTGCAGAGCTTGAGACGATACCGGAACCGACGCCAGACCCGGAACCAGAGACACACTTCGCAGACCTGATGCTTGCAGACGAGACGCTGGACGATGCCAAGGCGCGTCTGTCTGCGCGTCTCAAGGAGCTGCGTCACTACCTCATGGCCCCGGAAATCCGGGTGAATGAAGACGGCTCGCTTGGCCTCACGGGCGAAGAGCAAGCCGAACTGCAAGACCTCGAGAGACGGCAGACGCTGGGGCGTTGGCTCGACGCCTGACGCACGAACCTAAAAGGCTGGGACAATGGATGACGATTTCAGTGAGCGCTTCAAGGCGCTCAAGCGTGAATTGCGTGAGGTTGCGGAGGACTTCGAACAGCTCAGGAAGCGCAAGGCAAATGGAGAAGACGTGGAACAGATCGCAGCAAAGGTGACAGCCATCGAGAGCGAGATGCGGACGAAGTTCGCGTCCCTCCAATCCGATAGCCAGGAGGTGCGCCACGGGCTCCAGAAGCTCGTGGAAGCAATCGACCATCTCCGCGCCGACCTGTCCACGCACAAGCGCGAAATCGCGCAGGTACAGGACAGCCAGAAAGGCAGCGTCTGGGCGCGCATCCCGACCTTTGGTTGGGTGCTGATGGCTGTTGGCATCTTCGCGGTGTTGCAGCTTGGCCTTGAACGATGGGCCGAGTTTCAGGGGATGGGGCGTTGAGAGCCCCCACGAAAGCAGAGTGGGCATCCGCTGGCCGTTGGGTCAGGGATCACGCTCCCGCGTTCACCGTGTCCTTCGTGACGTTCTCGGCGCTTTGGTTCGCTGTCGGGCTCGCCTGTTTGACGCTGTATGTATGGGACGCAACTTTCTATAAATCTCTCGCCCCGCCCGGAATGGAGTTGACGTTCCAAGCTGCGGGCATCGTGTTCCGCACGTTTGTCATCTTCGGCGGCCTCGCGATTGTCTGGCTCAAGACGAACAAGATCAACCCCGCTGCCGGCCGCACGCTGCGCTTCATCTGGGTGATGGGGCTGATTGCTTGCGGCGTTGCGGCAATGGGTTTCGTCACTGAAGGCAATGACCACAACTACCGCAAGAATGCAGCCATCACGACAACCGAGGCGGCATCGACCGAAAGCGCCGACACGATCATTGCCCGTGCTGAAAAGGAAAAGGTGGCGATCCGCGCAGACCGTGACCAGTTGGTAGCAGCCGCGCGTCAGTCGATGAACCTTGTCCTCGATGACGGCAACAGCCGCAACGATGACGTCTCGACGTATGAACGCAACATCGCGCTCTATCAGACCGAGGCGCAAGCCAAGCTGGACGAGCAGGACGCGAAGATCGCAGCCGCAGAGACTGACCGTCTCGGCGCGCGTCAGCAGGCGACGGAAGCCGCCATTGGCGATCCGGCCTTGCCTGCGGTGTTCCAGGCTCCCGCGCGCTATTTCCCCGGCTTCGATGGCGTCACCTTCCGGGACATCTTCGCGCTGTTCTGGGTGATCCTGCTTGAGGCGTGCGGCTCTGTCGGAGCGCAAGCCTTGCTCGCGGTCCAGATGGCGATGTCAAAGCGGAAAGAGGCGCAAGAGAACGGATCACGCGGGGGGCGCACGACATCGCGGCGCCGCTTGATCGAGGATCTTCGCAAGGTCCGCAACGAAACAAAAGCCGATCTCTCGGAGGATGACAATGGCAATCGAGATACTACGCCGAAGGCCGCCGAGTGAGCTGTATCCGTCGCGCGCGGCGGTTGACCTCATACGGCACTTCGAGGGCCTGAGCCTCACGGGATATCTGGACCCTATTGGCATCCCCACGATTGGATACGGCAGGACCGGGCCTGTAGCTGTCGTCGGCAAGCGCATCACGCTAGCTGAAGCCGACGCACTGCTTGACGAGGACGTGGCGAGCCATGCGCAGATTGTGCGTGACCAGGTCACAGTGCCGCTCACGCAAGGCGAGTTCGACGCCCTGACGTCGCTGGCTTTCAATCTCGGCTACATCCCGAAGTCGCTGAAGGCGTGCCTGAACGGCGGCGTGACGGATGCGGGCAAGGTGATGACGCCGGGCTCGTATGGCTCGGCGCTGTTGCAGTTCCCGCGCAACTGCCGCGCTGCGGGCATCCCGCTGAAGGGCCTGTACCGGCGCCGCCTGGCTGAAGCGTGCCTGTTCTGCGACCTCCCGTGGGAGAACGCGTGCAGCATCAGCGTAATCAAGCTGCAAGTGACCGAAGGCGGGCAGATCGACCCGAACGAAAGCACGTCGCTTGAGGACACCCTCATGCGTGCGCGGCTCGACACGTCGCGCCCGCCCGACACCTCGCACATTCTGAAGAAACCTTGGTCAGAATTGGTCAAGAAAGCTGAGCCTGAAGCCGTGCCGGCGACAGGCGAGGCGGAACCAGCGGAGAAGGAAGCCCCCCAGCCCAACCCTCCGCTGGTGTCTGCTCCCGTTCCTGTGCCGCCGAGTGGTCCTGCGGTACAGGCTCCGGTGGTGGTGGTCCCGGCTCCCCAGCCCCCACCGCCACCGGTTAAGCCGCCACGCCTGCCTGACCCTCCCGTTCCAATCGGCCAACAGACCGGCGCTGTAGACGCTGCGAGAAAGTCGGAGGAGTGGTCTGCCTCTGCCAAGTCGATGATTTACAGCCGCCGATTTTGGGGCCTTCTCCTGGTTGTGGCGGGCCGTATCTGGATGCTCAAGACTGGCAGTAACGCGGTTCTTGGGGCTGTTTCTGATCCGCTCGTGATGGAGATGTTCTCAGGCTTCATGGTCATGGTGATCGGGGAAGCCGTCCAGCACTGGGGCGAACGCAAAGCCACGCGGCCTCTCAAATGATTGCGCTATGGATGGGCCTCCCACAGTGGGCGCGCACCGCGCTCCTGTGGTGCGGCGCGCTGTTCATGATGGCGCTGACGGGCAAGTTCCTGCTGTCGCAGCACGACAAGCGTATCCGCAGGGAAGTGAACGACGCGCGCGACATCGAAGCCGCGCAAGTAGAGTCAGAAGTCCTCACTCAGATCACGGAAAACACAAATGAAGTCGTTCGCGAGGCTGACGCTGTGCGCAGCCATACCTCTGCTAGCGTCCTGCCAAACAAAACCGGCGCAACCCTCAGCGACCCTCATTACCGCGACTGACAAGGCGATATGGCGCGAGGCGCTTTGCACGACTGGCAAGGCAATCCTCGTCTCGCGCGCCGACATCCTGACCTTGGAAACCGCAGAGCAGATTGGCGACCACAATAATGCGCTCTGGTGCGCTTGTGAGCATCTGCGCCCGACAACCTTCGACGCCAGCATCTGCAAGGTTTAACCCGCTGCACCCGCAGCTTTTCGGAGGACGTGCATATGGCTACGCTTGAACTTCCCGATCTGAACAACAAGGAGTTCTGGCGCAATGCCCGCCTCCTGTTCTGGTCCTTCATCGTCACTGTCGCGCTGCTGGACTTCCTGAACGTGATCGAGATCCCCGAGTATTTCGCGGGCCTGACCATGCTCACCTACGTCATCGCCGGCTGGGTGGTCGCGTATCACCTCATCAAGCGCTGGCGTGGCTAAGACTGTCCGCATCCCGCTCAGCCCTGTCACGCTCGCGGCTCTATCCGTGATTGTGGCGGGGCTCGTGGCGTCTGGTATCTGGCTGCTAGGGCTCCACATCGATTGCAGCAGCCGGTGGAAGGACAGCGGCCTCCGCGCGCACTACAGGGACGGGACGTGTCTGGTCGAAGCCGGATCGCGCTGGGTTCCAGAGCGGGCAATCCGCATCCACGTCAAACAACCAAATTAGCGACAACTGCACATTAGCCCCCACAATCCAGTGGCTCGGGCTGCGTAAGCTATTGTTCTGCAACACAGACTGACCGGAACCTAAAACCAGTGCGTCTACCAATTCCGCCACACCCGCATGGTGTTTTCCCGTTCTGAGGGGGAATATTGGGGGAACATGGGGATTAGCAGGGAATGCGGTCCACGCAATACCCCCCGCAATAGGTTCAGCGCCTGTTCTCATGACGCCTTGTCCTGCTTGGCCGGGGCGGGCTCAGATCCGAACAGGCCGCTGCGCACGTCGTCTTCCGAGGCGTGGGCATAGCGTGCCGTCGTGGCGATGTTCTCGTGGCCTAGGAGACGCTTTGCGCCAGCGAGGGAGCCCGTGCGCCGCACGTACTGCGTTGCCGCATGGTGGCGCAGATCATGGGCAGGGCGAGCGTCATGGATGCCGAGGGCGTCCAGCGTGTCGGCCATGTAGTGCTGGAAGCTGCTGGGCGCGAGTTCGTGTATCGAGCCCTGATTGTCCTCCCAGAACCAGACATAGCGCAGGCGGGCTTTAGCGGCCCGTCCAGAGCGTGCGGCGAGGTCGCGCGCCCATGCCTCATTGATCGGGATGGTATGCCAGTCTCCGCCCTTCCGCTTGCGCAGGGAGATGCGGCGCCCGTCCACGTCGAGGCAGTTCAGCGGGAACCATGCTTCGCGCAGCCTGACGCCAAAAGTCGCTATGAAATCGAACACGGCGAGGTGATGCGGGACGCTCGCCAGCTTGGCCCGGATCGCCGTCATCTCTGCCGCGGTGAACTCGCGAACCCGGCCCTTGGGCTCTGGCAGGCGCAGCGCGGACCAGTCTATCTCTGGCATCCCCTGAACCTTCATCACGCGCCTAGCGTAGTTCAGGATCGGGCGCAGGGTGTCGATGATGTCCCGGTTGGCGGTCGATGGCGTTGTCAGCCTGCCGTTGTGCGTGACCTCGCCCCGCCGCTTGGACATGGCCTTTTCAACGTCTGGCGTGTCGATCGATCGTGCGGGCAGGGAGAAGTCTAGGCATCGCCGCAGGATTTCCAGCCGGATTGCGACTGTGCCGGCTGATCGCAGGTGTTGACCCCTCGCGGTCCACCACGCGACCGAGGCATCCGTCAGAGTGACGGTTCCTTTTGTTTCACCCAAGGTAAGCTGGTCACGGCGCCGGTCGTATTCCCGTCGTTCGACAATCCGCGCCTTGGGTTTTTCCGTCTGCCGCGTGGTCCCGCGATAACGTTCTCCAGCGATTTCAAATTCGTAGTGCCAGATACGGCCTCGTCTGGTGAGTGACACGGTAGCTCCCGCAGGTATGCTGCAACGTCTTCTGGCCGGAACCTCACGCTACGCTCGCCCATGATAACACGGCGCAGCTTGCCCGATTTCACGAGCTTGCGCACGGTTTTGCGATCCTTGACCTTAAGGATCTGTGCAACCTGTTCCGTGGTCAGCAGATCGAGGGTCATGTCCGCTCCCTCACCTTGCCGTTGAACCCGCGCGTCTTGCTGCGGTCAAAACCCGCGCTCTGCCAGCGTTTCGGATCGCGTCCCTCGGGAAGTCGGCCAAAGCCTCGGCTGGGGATTGCCTTCTTCGGGCCTGCGCCCGATTCACCGCGTATTCTGCGGCCTTTTGCAGACGCCTTCACATCGCTTGCGGTCTTAAGCTTGTGACAGCCGACACAGAGCAATTGCCAGTTGTCGAAGGTATGGGCGCCCAAGTGATCGAGCGCCTGGATGTGGTCAACCGCGTACTCGCCAAGCTTCACCTTCTCCGCGCATGAGGCGCAGCGTCCATCGTACTTGATGAAGACGGACGCCACTTCTCGCGCTGTGAAGCTGCGGCGTTTGAGGGGCTTCGGGAGCGTGTTGGTGTCAGGCATCGGCCAACTCCCGCGCGTGAAACTTGATGCCGTGCTGTGCGCCGAACGCCTCGATGATTTCGAACAGGTCCGACATTTCGTGCGTCGATAAGTTCGCCGTGGATCTGCCAAGCTGCACGAAGCCCGTGCCTTCGATGTTCGGCACAATGCGCATTTCCTGTTTCAGCGCGGCCATGAAGACCAGCTTCCAATCTGCGAGCGACAGGCGCTGGCCGTGCCAGAGCATTTGCTGTTGAACGTCTGTGATCATAGCGTGCAGACGATCATTTTGCGGCAGCGTGCGCTTCGGGCCTTGGAACGTGACGCGGGTTTCCGCTGGCGCACGACGTATCCAGTCGATCGCTTTTGCGCGCATTGCGTCATTGTGCAGGACCAGAAGCGCCCGACCCATCAGCCCCGAGCCCCCGCGTCTTCCTCTTCCCACTCGACGGTCTGCGAGAACGAAGCCGCAAACGGGATGACCTCGCCCTGATAGAACGCCTTGGCGAAGTGCGGACGCCTTTGCTTCAGTGTTTTCTTGCGCGCCTCCCACCAGGCCAGAACATCGGCGCGGCTTTCGCAGTTGCCCGTCAGATCCGCGCTGAGTGTCGCCCACTCCGGGTCTGCCGTGTGATCCGTGCGCTGTTCTTCATCTACCTCGATGGTCTTGAGGCTCTTGAAGCCTCCGGGGACGTTGCTGGTCTGATCGTGGAAGGCGACAGGCGCAGGGGCTTCCTCGCGTGGGGCTTCGATTGCCGGCACAGGCTGGCGCGTCGGCTCGAAGTCGATCTGTTCTTCCGGCGCGTAGAGGCCACCCAGCACACCGGGGTAAGCCGTGCGGACGCCTTCTGAGATGACACGCGCGCGAAGCATCTGACGCGGGTATTTCTTCCACATCGGGTTTGCGAGCTGGGCCTGCTTGGCGCGGGCCATGTCCCAATCGATCTCGACGGGCTCGCATTGCGCATGGCTGAAGATAGCCGCGACACGCTCGTCAGTGAGGCAGGTCCACTTGACCTTGCCGCCTGCCTGCTGGAAGCGCGCCAGCATTGCCTCCGCCTTGAGGCTGGGTTTTCCCTGAATGACGCTGTAGTCCTGCATCGCAGAGGCGACGTGGCGTCCCTCGGCTTCGGCCATCAGCATCAGCGCGACGACCTGGTCCACCTGCGTCACGCCGAACAGGCGAGACTTGGCGATGGTTTCAGCCATGCGCATGATTTCATCGAACGAGCGGCGCGGCGCTGGGGCTGCGTGCTCAAACTTCACTACATCTCCCGCCATCACTGGCCCCTTTCAGATTGCAAAATCACGTAGTCTAGGAAGTCAGCCAGCGCCCGCATGTCCTGTTCTGGCGTGCGCTTTTCGCGGACGAGGCGGCGCATCAGGCGTTCGCAGTCGGCGCGCAGGCTGTCGTCATGGACGGGGCGCGGAGCGTGCGGGCGTAGTTGGACGACATTGCTCATGTGCGCTCCTGCATCCGCTGGATGGCGATCTCTTCAAGGATGCGGTACGGCGTGGCGTTGTGCCGGGCGGTGATTTCGAACAAGCCAGCGTCATCGCTGGCGGCGTTCACTTCGCGGTCGTGCTCGCGGATCAGCGCGCGGGCTGCTTCCTTCGTGAGCGCGAGCTTCGTAAGGTGCTGCTCATCGCTGTTGGCGAAGGCGCGGAGTTGGTCGAGGGTCATGTGATTTCTTCCTTGATCTCGCTGAGCAGGCTCATGGCTGCGTTCGGGGCGGGCTCGCCGTAGCTGCCGTCGCTCACGTCGGAGTAGGGCTCGATGAACTCGGCGCAGGCGGCGAGCAGGGCTTCCAGCTTCTTGATGCGGAGGCGTTGCTGGCCGACCTTCATGGCCGCATCGTCAAGCAGGCTGTGGAGGTGGGTGACACGCTCTTCCATGACTTGAACGTTGCTCATGCTGCACGCTCATCACGAGCCAGATCGGCGCGGTAATCAGCGGCCTCGTACATCGCCTCGCTGGCGCGCTCGCGAAGGAACGTGTCGTAAGCGCTCCACTCGTTGCTCTGGATTTCAGCGCGCTCGACTGCGGAGAGGTTCACAATCGGGAAGGCGCCGTATGCAGCCGCAGTGAACAGCGGCGCGTCTATCGCGGACATCTCGTCCGTCAGCCCTTCGATCATCGCGTCAAAAACGCGGCGCATCTTGCGGGCGGGAAGAATGCTGCGACCGTCATAGGCATCGTCAATCGCGCTCAGGATCGACTGGCCTGCTTTGTGACCGGCTTCGCAGAGGGCGTCGGCTTCGGTTTCGATGGTCATCGGTGGCTCCCATGCCCGTGTGGGCTACTGAGGGAGAGTTAGCCACGAGCGAACACGCCAGTCAACGACAAAGATAGCGGTCAGCTAACATTTATTGCCAACGAAGTGTTACCGGGTTAGCTGCGGGCCGGTTACGTCCCTGTTTTTGCCGAATCTTCTGCAAATGCGGCCAGTACGCGAAGCGCATCATTGCGCTTAGTAGCTGGCACCTTGTCCCAGACCGACCAAATCGGATCGGGGGATGTCGGATCGCGCATGATAAGGTCAGCCGGGGCGCACATCAAGGCCTCTGCCAAGGCTTCTAGCGTTTCCTGGCTGTAGCCCTTTATCCCGCGCTCCATCTCGGAAATGAAGGGCTTCGATAGGCTCACCCTGTCTGCCAGACGCTGTTGCGTTAGCCCCCTATGCTGGCGCCACTGCTTCAGGAAGAACGGATGGGGCTGTTTGCGCATGGCCCCATTTTCGCTCCCAGCGAAAACCATGTCGTCAGCCTGAACGCTAACTTTCCTATTGACTTACGTGTTAGCTTCAGGCGAACATGCGGTCATGAAGTTAGCAGATGCACGCCGTAAAGCCAATATGACCTTGCAAGAGGTGTCCGACATTGTCGGCGCTTCGCCGGGTCATCTGTCGGAGATCGAGCGCGGGATCAAAGGCCCGTCGCTAGAGCTGGCGGTGAAGATCACCCAGCTCTTTCCCACGGTTCAGCTTGCCACCCTCGTTCGCTCGGCGGTGGCCTGATGTCAGCGGCGAGCTTTCAGCGGAATGACGTTGCTAGGCTTCCGGCGCCGCCCTTTGGGCAAGCTCTTGATGTGCTGCTCGGCCTCGTGCCGCTGGATCTCTTCCATCGTCCGCTTGTTCAGTTCCATCCAGTACGTGAAGTCCTCGATCGTGCTGACGCATGTGTCGATGACGGCGATCTCGCCGTCCTTGTTCATTCCGAAGATCGTGCTGATCACGCGGTTCGTGACCGGGCAGAACCTCTGCGCGCCCTTGCTGACCAGTTTTGCGGTTTCCGACATTTAGCCCCCCGTTGCCCCGCCTCTATGTGCGGTATCGTACAAAACGTCGCACCCAATCTGGGGTCAACCCCAAAAGTTCAGATTCCGTGGGATGTTTTTGCGCGTCCCTCGCGAAATCCGCACGCCTCAACCGGCATGACCATCCCCACTCGGCCTAACGGCCACCCCCCGCAGCGCACCCCCGACCCCCACGCCAACTGCTGCGGCGGGCTCCTTCATTCAGTTTCGCGTGTCCCAACCCACGCGAACAGCAGCCGGGCGTCCCAATCCCCCCCGGACCCCAACGCCCGGCTGCTGACCCTTCTCCGACCATCCTGAAACGCAAAGCGGCCCCCGCGCAAACGAGGGCCGCTCCAAGACGTGCCAGCCAATCATTCCGAATGGAACTCGGATCACATGACCAGCCCCCCTAGTAATGCGCGAAATCTCGTCAAGTTCGTGACGCCCTGCATTGCGGTGCGGTCATGAGCGACAGCGAAATCCAGCGCCGCGCCGACGAGCTTCGCGACGTAGCCCGCGCCTGCGCAACGCTGAACGATTTCGCCAAGGCAACCGGCTGGACGATGGAGATTGCCCGCCATGCCAACCAGGCGCTGTCCCTCGGCCTCCCTGACGCAAAGCTGAAAGCAGGCCCGGCGACAGAGGCGCGATCCGTCCCGAAGCCGGTGAAGCGCAAATGAGCACGCTTCTGTCCGACGCCGTTGAGCTGCATATGAGGGAGCGCCGCGCCTACATCACGGAGATGGCGAAGCGCCTCGTTGCGCTCCAGCAAAGCCCGATTGAGGAAAAGCTGGCGCTGGCGCTTTTGGCTCACCCGTTGTCTTCAATCGGATTTCTGGCCGTTCAGTCCGATCTCCCCGAGGCGCGTAACACCGGCCTGTTTATTGTCCCGCAAGCCAAGATTGGTCCGTATCGCGCAGACTTCGCGCTGGTGATGCTGTCAGACGGCCACACAGTCCGGCTGGCAGTGGAATGCGACGGCCACGATTTCCACGAAAAGACAAAGGAGCAGGCTGCTCACGACAAGGCGCGGGATCGGTACTTTGTCGAGAAAGAGTGGCCGGTCATGCGGTTCACTGGCTCGGAGATCCATCGGAGCGCGGCCAAGTGCGCAGACCAGGCGATGCTTTTCCTGTTGCGCACGATTGCCCGCGCTGAAGGCAAGCACGACGTTGTGGAGGCTCTGGAATGGGTCCCATAGCAACCACCCTCAAGCATCTACTGGCCGCAGGCGTCACAGGTGACGCTCTGGTGACGGCTATCGCTGAAGTTGAACGCGCTGCGGTCGTGCAGCCTGAAGAAAAACCCGCTCGGTCGAGGGCGGCAGAACGCACAGCCAAGTGGCGCGCGAAGAAATCAGAGGGGGGCGGTGGTCGTGCTGCCTGTGACGCTAGTGACGTCACTGTGACGGATGTGACGTCACCGGTGACGGTTGGTGACGGCTCGAACAAGTTTTCCCCCCAGACCCCCCTTTCAAACTACTCAACTACAACCTCACAGGCGGACACGCGCGAGGGCCGGACCCAAGCCCAGCGCGATCTGAGAAATCGCACAGGCGAAATCTTCGAAGCCATCAAGTGTCACGTCAACGGCTCTGCTGACTGGTCGCAGCCGAAGATGCATCGCGTCGATATGTTCATAGAACTCATGGCGCCCATCAAGGGCGATCCCTGTGACCTAGAGCTGGACATCATCCCAGCCGTGCAAGCCGCAGCAAGCAAATTCCACGCAGAAGGCGGACGCCTGACCAGCTGGAACTACGTCCGCCCCATAGCAATCGAAAACCGTGACCGCCGCCTGGCGGGCATCTCCACAGCGGAGCAACCGAATGGACGACGCGCAACTGCCAATGCTGGCGGAGCTTCCGGCGCCTATCGTGGTCGAGGACCGTCTCAAGACCCGCTTGACCTCGCACTCGCTAACATTCGCGGACGGCAAGCTGAGACCGTCATCATCGATCATCCCGTCACGGCAGTCGCTAGCCGAACTTACTCGGGAGTTTGATGTCGCATGTCGCCCCGCAGATTTCGACACGCTGAAAGCATGGCTCACGGTTCTCTGGATGAGCACGAAGAAGTCCGCGGCCATGTCGGATTTCCGGTTGGACAACGTCCTCTCGCTCTACGCCAGCAAGCTGCAACGCTACCCGGCAGACATGGTCGAGGCGGTGCTTGCCGAGTGGTCCAGCACGCCAAAACCAAAGGACGCGCATCACTGGTGGCCGGCGATTGGCGAGATTGAAGACGCCATCCGGGGACCGAGCGAAACGCGTCGGATGATCCGGGATGGATTGAGGGAGTGGGACATGGACGAGGCGAAACGACAGAGGCTGTCACAGCTTTATCGAGAATTGGCGGTGCTGGAGGGCGGAGACTTTACCTTCAACATTCGCGAACTGATGCACGCCGATCGTGAGGACCAGATAAGCGGCATCCGCGATGAAGCCGCCCGCGTCCGCAGAGAAATTTACCAGATCGAAGGGCCGAACACATTCGCCCGAGCAGCAGGAGAGGCATGACCATGTTTGGGCTGGGAACAACAACATTCAAAGCGAAGATCCACGAGGTTAAATCTGTCGTGGCTGAGATGCACGGGCTTCCCGTGTCTGCGCTCGAAAGCGGATGCCGCAAGCGGGTCTGGGCTCATCCTCGGCAAGAGGCGATGAAGCTGGCGCGTGAATTGACCGGCGCAAGCTATCCGCAGATCGCCCGTCACTTCGGGGACCGGGATCACACGACGGTTCTCTATGCGGATCGCAAGGTGTCTCTGCGAGAACCGGAAGACGCCAAGCTGGCTGCACGCCTGACCGAATGCCGGGCGCGGATCGCAGAGCTTGTGTCGCTGCGCATCGGCAAGCTGGTGTCTGTGCCTTCGGGCTCATCCTCGGAATGGACCCCGCCGCCACCGATGCAGCTTGCGAAGCCGAACACAGTCGTTGCGTCCATTGACGTGCGCGCATGGCAAGCGCTCGGCGGCGAACTGGTGGCAGCATGACCGCCTGGACCGAAGACGCCATCCGCTCCAAGGGCCTCACGATCCGCGCCAACGGCGGGGTAAAGCCTGCCGCTGACGTGGTTCGCGTGGAAGTCCCGCTGCCGCCCAGCGTCAACATGGCGTGGCAGAACGTACCCGGTAAGGGCAGGGTGCGCAGCCCTGAATATCGCCGCTGGCACAAGCTCGCCTATGACGAGCTGATGCTCCAGAAGCCGGGCCGCGTCGTTGGCAAGTTCGCGGCGCTGATCAGCATCGGCAGGGTCAACCGTCGCTGCGATATCGACAACCGGATCAAGCCCATCCTCGACCTGCTGAAAGGCGACGTGATCGAGGACGACAGCATGTGCGAGCGCGTCTCTGCGGGCTGGTCCGACAGCATCGAGAGCGGGCGTGTCGTCGTGGAAATCCGGAGGGCAGCATGAGCGGCCGTCACATCCGAACCAACCAGCCGCACGACGTGAAGCGCGCAGCCGCACAAGCCGCACAGCTCGTCACCCGGCAGACCTGCGAGGGCTGCGCCTTCCTGCGCATCCATCCCCGCCCGATGTGCGTCTCCGAGACATCGCCCAACTGGCGCACGCCTCGCGACACCTACCAGGACCGCTGCCCATCCTACGCGGTCAAGGGCCGACACCAGCAAACCCAACAGCAAGGAGCCAGACTATGACCGAAGCCGCAGCCATTCTTGAATTTCGCGAAGCCAGCGCCGCACTACGCCGCGCCTATGGCGCCCGCGACGATGCCCGCGTGGATCAGATCCTCGCAGACACGCGCATGGCCGAAGCCACACTGAACCTCAACGATGCGCAAGTCCGCCTCGCCGCCGCTGACGCTGCATTGCAGACCGCACGCGCCGAACCGCCGACGCCGGCAGACATCGACGTGACACGCTCGCCGCTGATGTCTGGCGTGACGTTCGTGGAAACAACCCTCAACGGCTCCGGCGAGTAGCCATCATGGGGCGCTTGGGGAGGCCGAGAAAGATCGGGACGCGCTACAAGTCGGGCGATCTGCGCCCGACCGAAGCCGAGATTGAACGTCGCAAGACACCGAGAGGGGAGACAATCGAACCAACGCCCGAGACCATCGCCCGTAGACAGGCCCTATTTGGCGATTACAGGGCTGTACGTGAGGAAGTCTGTCCCGTCGATAGGGTGGCCGCCCGACTGACTGAAGAACAGTACCACGCAGGCCGCTACGCCCGAACCGTCTATGCCCGGTACGTGGTTGCCATCCGCGCCCCCCGGGTGACGGCCGGGCAGTTGAGGGATTACGTGCAGGGCAGCGGCGAGGGCGGGATGACGCTCGACCAGGCGCAGGCCGCAGTCGCCGAATACCTCGAGGTGGTGACAGCGATCCGGCGCTATTCGTATCGCTCGCTACGGGAGGTGCAACGCGTCATGCACGGCTCGCCGCCGCGTTCGCTTGACGTGCTTGCCATCGGCTTGACCGCGCTGGCGGACCATATGGGCATGTACAAGCGGGAGGCGGCATGAACCCGGATCAGGTCGCGCTGTTGATCGGGGTGATTGCGGCAGCGCCGCTGATCGGCTGGATTATCTGGAAAGCTATCCAGCAATCGTCAGGCGGGAATACCTAGGCTTTACAGCGCCCACAAATCGCTTTATTTGGTAAATTCAGAGTGGCGGTTCCTGTGTGGAGCCGCCATTTTCCGTTCCGGGGCGCCATGATCTTACCGTCAAGGGACATGGTCACACAGATCGAAACCGCGCGCTGGTCCCCCGATCCCGAAACCGTCGCAACCCTTGAGTTCATCGTTGTTTCTTTGACCGCTCCCGATGCGGACGGGATCTGCGAGCTGCAACGGATCTATGAGCGTTGCGCTTTCGAAGCTGAACGCGACGAGGCGGTTGGGGCCATAGGCTTCAAGCTGGCCGCAGCGCGCCGGAAACACGTCTACGTCTGGTTCATGGCGGATTGCCCCGATGATGGCTGGTGTTCGTTTCATCTGGTTTTGTCTGACAGGCCGATCACTCGGGAAGACGTCCGACGAAAAGCAAAGCGGCGGTTCAGCCTGAACCTGCTGAAAGAGCGGTCCGAGTGGGTCGGGCCGGCTCCGAAAGAGGAATGACTATTTAAAACAGCACGGGGAGCGTTGGAGCGCTCAACCCGTGCCTGATCACAAACGCCTTTAGGGAGGCATTTATGACTATTGATCGCATAAGCGAGCAATGCGCATTAGGCAATGCAACTAGGAAACCCGCATCGCGGGGAGAGCCTCAAAAGCTGGTTGAAAAGCTTTATTCGTTGCAACAAGAGGAATGCTTCTTGTGGCCCTACGGCAAAGATGGCCGTGGGTACGGTCATGTGCGGGTTGGCGAGTTTCAAAAACTAGTTCACCGGCTGGTCTGCGAGCGCGCTCATGGCCCGTCGCCGTCGGCAGGGCATGAAGCGGCTCATGTGTGCGGCATCTCTTCTTGCGTGAACCCGAAACATCTGCGGTGGGCTACCGCCTCGGAAAATCAATTGGATCGGGTTAGGCACGACACGCATATACGCGGAACCCGACACCCGCACGCCAAGCTAACTGACCAAGCGGTAATTGCCATCCGAACGGCGTATGCTGAAGAAAAGGTTTCTCAGACGGCTTTGGCAAAACGGTTCGGCGTTGATCAGACGACGATTTCAAGGGTGATCAGAAAAGCTGGGTGGGCTTGGCTCAAAAGCAAAACGCCCCCAGAAAAATCTGAGGGCGTTTCAAGTTAGGCGGCTTTCTTTCCCTTCCAGCGAAGGTCGGCAAGCTGGCGAGCCGGGTTCGGCTGCTCCTGCCTGTGATCCTTCATGGCCCTTGCGAAGCCAAAGCTGGCAAACACGTTGACCAGTGAGATGAAGAAGCAGGCGGGCCACAGAGCCCAATCAGGGGCCAAGGCGTATTCTGCGTTGAGGTGTTCCAGGCCTACGTGGTTAAGCCCGGCCTCGATGCAGCCGAAACCTACGCCGAGGACACCGGCAATCACTGCCGTGGCGTAGTTCTTTGTTTCCCAAGCCTCCATCACACGCTCCACAGCGCGGGACAGAAGGAACACGATCACCACCATTGCGACGGTGAGAAGCATTCCGGGGAGCCAACCCTTGGCCCAGAAGCCCAAGGTGGCGGTGACGACCGACAAGCCGACAAAAGCGATGCAGGCTTGGCTTTCAAACGGACGGTCTTCGGTATATTTGGTATTCATAGCGGGGTCCTTTCCCGTTAGGCCGTAGGTGAGGGGCTAAACCTCCCTGCGGCCGCTGATTTTCAATCTGCTCCCCAAGCAAGTGCGCTTGTGCAGTGCAATCAACCTAAACGCGAATACTTACTGTCAAAGCCACAATACGTGAGTTGCGTGCGACATGTTGTCGCAGTTAGCATGTATTCGTCAGGTAATCAGCAATGGCTTACCCCAATCCGATCATCCGTTACCGGGAGAACAACCGCGAAGTCTTGCGCGGCGTCACGAAAGACCATCGTGTCGGGAGGTTCGTCTTGCAGCAACGTGAGAACGAGACAGGCAAAGCTGTCCTAGACTTCACCGACGTACTGGACGGCGCAACCATCACAGCCGCTGTCACTGACAGCAACATTGACGGAAGCGTTGCCGTTTCATCCGGCCAGGTCACGCTGACCACGACTGGCCTCGGAATGGGCTATGGCGATACCGACGTGACCGTGACGTTCAGCGATGGACGCGTGCGCATCGAGAAGCTCCGCTACGTGGAAGTGAACGGAAACTGGCGGTCTGATTACGGCTGGACATATGCGTCATGAATTCAAACAGCCCCGCCCAAAATCAATAAGCTATTGATATTCAATGAGTGAGAACCAAGACAGCAAACGAGGCGGAAAGCGTCCAGGCGCTGGCAGGCCAAAAGGTTCGAAGCAGCTAATCGCCAAGCAGAGCTTTACGCGCAAGGCGATGATTGCCGCTGAAGATGGCGAAACTCCGCTGGAATACATGCTTCGCGTGATGCGCGACCCGACCGCAGACGAGCGGCGCCGGGATGCAATGGCTGCGGCTGCTGCGACCTACCTGCATCCGAAGCTGTCCAGCGTGACAGGGACATTCTCTCACAAGCATGAGCCAAGCGAACTTAGCGATAGCGACCTCGCACATATCGCCACAAGCGGCAGCGTTGGAGCTTTTGAAGCGCCGGAAGGCCCGAACGGGTCTGATCCCGTTCACTAGCTACACGAACCACGCTTACGAGCCTGCACCGCCACATTCGGAGATAGCCGAGAAGCTGGAAGCGGTTGAACGGGGCGAGATTGATCGCCTGATGATCTTCATGCCGCCACGTCACGGCAAATCCGAACTGGCCTCGCGGCGCTTTCCCGCCTGGTACATGGGCCGGAACCCTGACAAGCAGATTATCGCGGCCAGCTACAACAGCGACCTTGCCTCGGACTTCGGGCGCGAGGTTCGCAACATCATCAGGACCAACGAATTCTCCCGCCTGTTCAATGTGAAGCTGGCGGAGGACAGCCGCGCGGCCGGCAGGTGGAACACTGACGCGGGCGGGGCTTACGTTGCGGCTGGTGTCGGAACGGCTGTTACGGGTCGCGGCGCTCACATCCTGTTGATTGACGACCCTGTGAAGGATCGCGAGGAAGCCGAGAGCGAGCTGCGGCGCGAGACCATCTGGAATTGGTACACCAGCACGGCTTACACCCGCCTGATGCCGGGCGGGGCTGTCATTCTCATCCAGACACGCTGGCATGAGGACGACCTAGGCGGGCGCTTGCTGGAAGCCGAACAGAACGGCGGTGACAAGTGGGTCAAGGTCAACCTGCCGGCGATCAAGGATAACCAGGCGCTCTGGCCTGAACGCTACAACGTCGACGCCCTGAAGCGCATCAAGGCTGCAATCGGGCCTCGGGACTTCGAAGCCCTCTACCAGCAGAACCCGACGCCTGACGACGGCACGTTCTTCCTCCGGGACTGGTTCAAGAGGCATACAGACCCCCCTGCCAAGGGGCATGTTTATATCACCAGCGACTATGCCGTGACCGAAGATGGGGGCGATTTCACCGCTCACCTTGTGTGGAACTATCACGAGGACACGCTAACGCTGATTGATGGCTGGACCGGCCAAACGTCAGCGGATGTGTGGATCGAGGAGCTGTTGCGGCTGGTCAAGCAGCATAAGCCGCTCTGCTACTTCGGAGAGGCTGGCGTGATTGTGAAAGCGGTCAAGCCGATGCTGACCCGGCGCATGAACGAGCTGCGCGTGTTCGCGCGCACGGAATGGATACCGTCCATCTCGGACAAGCCTACCAGAGCCCGAGCATTTCAGGCTCGCGCTGCGATGGGCAAGGTGAGCCTGCCCAAGACTGATCTGGGCGAGAAGGTGCTTAACCAGCTCCTGAGCTTCCCGGCTGGCAAGCATGACGATTTGGTCGATACCTGCGCCCTGATGGGCATGGTGATCGACATGGCGCACCCAGGCTTTACGCCCGGAGCGCCTGAACCTCTGACGCGACCACGCGACTACAGGCCCCCACCAAAGGCGGACAATTGGCGCGTGCTTTAGGATGAACAGATGAGCATCGGATTAGCCGCAGAGCGCATCGCTGAGTCGCTTCGCAATGACGAATGGTTTTGGCATTCTTCGCTGGATGACCAGCGTGTTTTTCGGAAGGGCATGACGCTTTCTGTCAGCCTGCGCGGCGAGGTCAAAGTCGGCAACGGAAATGGCCTTCCCGGCAACCCGGTTCCGATGAACCGGAGCGAGCGCAAGATGCTTGCCCGCATCGCCAAAGAAACGCTTCAGAAGCACATCGCCTCCATCGCAAACTCGCCGACTCGGCAAGGGTAATCATTGGCAAACATAGTCAGCATGTCGCCTAAGCCCGACACGGGCGAGGACGGCGCCGAGCGCATCCGGAAGATGGTGCGCGAGTATCTCGATACGATGGAAGAGGCCCGCGACCGTGCTGCGCTTTCGCGCGACTATTACGATGGCAAGCAGTGGACGAAAGAGGAGATTGCGACCCTCAAGCAGCGCGGCCAGCCTCCGATTGTGTTCAACCGCATCAAGCGCAAGGTGGACAGCATCCTTGGCGTCGAGCGCAACAGGCGCACCGATCCGAAGGCCTATCCGAGAACGCCCAAGGACGAGCAAAGCGCCGACATCGTAACGCAGGCGCTGCGCTTCGTGTCCGACCAGACGCGGCTGAACAACATCTTCAGCGGCGCTTTTGAGTGCGGGATGATCGAGGGCGCTGGCGCTGCCGAAGTCATCATGGACGGCCCCGAGGATATCAAGGTCAACCTGATCCCTTGGGATGAGTTCATCTTTGACCCGAGAAGCAGCCGTCATGACTTCTCGGATGCACGCTATCTCGGCGTGCTGAAGTGGATGGACGCTGACGACGCCATCGCGCTGTACCCCGACAAGGGTAAGGAGATCGAGGCTGGCATTACGGGCTCTGAGAAAGCCTTCGTTGCTGACCAGTCTGTAGACGACAAGCCATCGTCAGGAACGTGGATCGACCGCAAGCGCCGCCGTGTCCAGGTCTGCCAGCTCTATTACAAGCAGGGTATGGAGCATAACTACGCGGTGGTCGTCGGCTCCACGCTCGTCATGGATGGGCCATCGTATTACCGCGACGAGAAGGGCAAGACCGTCTGCCCGATTGAGGCGTTCTCGGCCTATGTCGATCGCGAGAATTGCCGTTATGGCGTTGTCCACGACATGCGCGGGCCGCAAGACGAGATCAACCACAGGCGTTCGAAGGCCGTCCACTTCCTGCACTCGCGCCGCGTCATGGCGCAACAGGGCGCTGTGGCTGATGTCGGGCAGGCCAAGCGCGAGATTGCCCGGCCCGACGGCTGGGTTGAGGTTGTAGACCCGCAAGCGGTTCAGGTTCTCGACACGGCGCAGGAAACGACCGGCAACCTGAACATGTTGCAGGAGGCGAAAGCCGAGATTGACCTTCTCGGCCCCAACAATGCGCTTCAGGGCAAGGGCACCGAAGGCGAGAGCGGACGCGCCATCATTGCCCAGCAGCAGGCAGGGCTTGCCGAGCTTGCGCCGCTCTATGACCGGTTCAATGACTTCAAGCTGCGCGTGTATCGGGCGACATGGGCGCGCATCAAGCAGTTCTGGAAGGCCCCGAAATGGATACGCATCACGGACGATGAGCAGTCGGTCCAGTTCCTCGGGCTGAACCAGGTGCAGGTTGATCCGATGACGGGCCAGCCGCAGGTCCAGAACGCCGTCGCGCAGATGGACGTTGACGTGATCCTTGAGACTGGCCCCGACACGGTCACGTTGCAGTCCGAAGAATTTGAACAGCTAGCCCAAATCATGCCGCAGCTTGCAGCCCTGCCGCCACCTTATGCGCTGGCGCTGATCGAGGCGTCATCTCTGCCGGCGCAGCGCAAGAAGAAGATGCAGGAGCTTCTGAGCGGCCAAGGCCAGCAGCAGGACCCCGAAGCGATGGCGATGCAGAAGCGCGCTGCCGAGGCGGAGATTGCGGGCAAGGAAGCCGAGGTTGAGTACAAGCGCTCGCAGGCTGCGGCGACGATGTCCAAGGCGCAGCTCGATAGCCAGTTGGCCCCGCTTCAGCTTGAGATGGAACGGCAGAAGCTGGGCTCCGAGGCTGAGACCCGCGCGCTTGAGCGTGAACGGATGATGCTGGAACGGGAAAGCTCGGAGCAGGAACGGGCGTTCAAGGCGCAGGAAATGTACACGCGTTCGCAGGAAAGCGAGCAGCGCCTGGCCTTTGATCGTGAGCGGGCGTCATCGGAAGACAATTTCCGGACACAGGAAGCAATGGCGCGGGCCAAGCCCGAACCCGATCCGGCACTTGCGGAGATGGACGAGATGAACAGGCAGGCGGTCGAACAACTGACGGCGCTGGACGAGAAGATTGGCCAGTTGACTGAGGGCATCGTTGCCGTGGTGCAGGGTCAAGCGCGGCTTGAGCAGGCGCTGTCGGCTGAGAAGGAACTGGTTCGCGATCCCAAGACCGGCAAGGCGCTGGGCGTGCGGATCAAGAAGGGGAATAGCTGATGGCTGCGGGCGCATGGCAAGTCTTCAACATCGCCAAGGAGAAGCTGGCGGACGGGACGTTCGATCTCGA